CCTTGAGCAGCGCCGTGCCAACGCCGTGCGTCGCGCCTACGAGGAGAAAGTGCAGGAGATCGCCTACTTCGGCGACGCTGCCTCGGGCATGAAGGGCCTGTTCAACAACGATCAGGTCGACAAGCTGGTCCCCAGCGTGTGGTTCGATTCCGCAACCACCGACGAGCTGATCCAACTCCTGAATGAAGTTCCCACCCGTGTGGTGCAGAACTCCAACATGAAGGAGATGCCCAACACGATGCTGGTGCCCTACAACGTGTACCGCATCATCAGCACCACCCCCCGGTCGTCCACTTCGGACACCACGATCATGGAGTTCTTCCTCCGGACGAACCCGATGATCAGCGCCATCGAGCCCATCAACGAGCTCGAGGCCTCCAAGTCGGGTGGCTCGCTATCCAAGGACCGCGTGTTCGTGTACGACCGCAGCCCCGACAAGCTGCAACTGCACCTGCCCCAACCTCTCGAGTTCCTGCCCCCCGTGCGTCAGGCCCTCGAGTTCTCCGTGGCAGCCCACGCCCGCATCGGCGGCCTGTCCCTCTACTACCCCAAGAGCGCCATGGTGCTGGAAAAGGCCTGATCTCAGGCTTTCTCCTAACCCGCTCTGAATTGGTTGGCTCTCTCACTTCACCGGACCATGATCCTCGTTTATCGCCCCGAGCTTGAAAGTCCTCCCATGGACAAGGAGTGCTCTTTGGGCTTCTCCTTCATTGCAGGAACCGGCGTAACCGATCACATCCAGCTCACCTCTGGTGTGAACCGGGGTTTCCCCGCCGCCACCTGGGACAAGATCAAGGACTACGACGTGGTCAAAGGCCTCCTCAAACTCGGTGCCCTGCGCATCGAAGAGGAGACCAGCGACACCACCGAGGAGGCCACGATCGCACCCTCGACGGCTGACACGATCTCGGATCTGCCGATCAATCAAGCTCTGAACCTGATCGAGGACAGCTTCGACGTCTCCCAACTCCAACGTTGGGACGCGAAAGAAGCCCGGATCCGCGTGAAGAACGCCATTGCCAAGCGCATCAGCGCCATCACTGAAGGCAACGGCTGATGGCTGTCCCCTCCGCCAACGTATTTCTCATCCGTTTCCCCGAGTTTGGCGAACTGTCGCTCGAGGTAATCGAAGGTGCGTTGGCCGAGGCCGGGCGCTTCACTCCTGAAACGCGCTGGGGAACCATCCACAGCGACGCAGTCAGCTATCTCGCGGCCCACTTGCTGGCCACCCGCGTGATGCAGATCGGCCTTCAGGTCGGCGCTATGTCGGGCTCCCCTACAGGGGACCAGATCCAAGCCTCGCTCTATGGCCAGGAGTACCAGCGCTTGCTTGGCAGCCTCCCCATCTCAGGCTTCGCGCTCTGACCATGGCTATCTCACCCGCCACTATCGGTAGCTACGCCCCTTGGGGCAACGCTCAGCTGGCGTTCGAGGTGGCCACCGGTTTCACCACCACGGATCCCTCTACGGGTAACACCACTCAGAGCACCGAGATTGTCGAGTATCTCGCCGCCATCAACCTCCAGCCACCGCGGTGGACAGGGAAAGGTGGCATCGATACCACGATCTACGCCTGCGAAGGTCGCCTGCTGAGCCCTTCTGTTCTCGATCCACGGATCACGAACGGAAGCCAAGCAGTCGCCACCATCAACGGCTACCGAGGCCGGTTCGAGCTGACTTACAGCCTGAACATGGACCGGGCGGCCTATCGCGACATCCGCCAGAGCCTGAGCGGCATCTTCCGCGTTGTGGGAGGTCCCGCCTGATGGCCCAGCAACGTCGCGCTCTTGACCAGGCCCTGCAAACAGCGACGGCTACGGCCGTGCAGCAGTTGAGCACCTGGCTGGATGCCCGCTTTACCCAGGAAATCTCCTCGGCGAAGTGGAACTATCCCACCCCTCCGCAGGTACGGGACATCGTGGACTCTGGCCGCCTTCGTGCCAGCCAAACCCGCACTGTGAACGCGGACGGCTCGGTGACCTTCACCTGGCCCACCGAGTACGCCGCTCAAGTCCACGAGGGCGGTGTTGGCCTCAACGGTCAACGCTTCCCAGGCCGACCCTGGACCCAGGCGCCCCTTCAAGAGGCTCCTGCCAAGTTCGGTCAACTGCTCCGCCGTGCCTTGGAGGAGCAGCCATGACGATCTCCACGCACTGCCCGCCAGTAACTGCACTGCGGTCAACGATTGAGCGCCACATCCTCGACTTGTACGAGGCTGACGGCACCACCCTCAAGCCGTACACCGCCTGGCCGGGCTACTACACGCTCCCGAACAACAGCCGCACTCCTGCGGTCTACGTCGTCGGTGCCTCCATGGTCCCCTCCAACTGGGTGGTCACGGGCATCGAATGCACCATCGAGGACGTGCCCGAGATCGTCAGCCCCGGCTCCGTAGGGGGCGTGATTTCCATCGAAACGTGGAACGTGCGCTTCACCAACTACGGGACCAACAAAGGAACGCGGATGTCAACGACGTTGCTGGACATCAGCCGTCGTCTGGCTCGCGCCTTCCCACGGGACCAAGTCACGTACATGGCCCGGACCGAGGCCACCTTTGAGGCCCTGACAGCCCGCATCCGCGGGACTGTGCTGAACCCCCCGATCCCCTAAGAGGACACAACCATGGCCGACTACGCCATCGGGCTCTCGTTCCACAAGGCTCACCGGACCATTGTCCGTGCCGTGGATTTGACCCCTCCCTGCCGCTACTTCGCCAACCGCGACAGCGCCGGCCTGATCACCCTGCCGACCCTCGACCCCGGCTCTAGCTACGTCGAGCTCCAAGGCATCACCCAGACCAGCTTCCAGATCAACGACAACAACCAGGAGTTCCGTCTCCTGGGCGATGACGGCTGGACTGACAGCGTGATCACCGGCTCGTCCGTGCAAGCGTCGGTGACCGCATACTTCCTGAGGGATGCCGAAATCCCCGCCGGCCAGAACTGCCCTCAGTTCCGGGCCAACTATGAGGAAGGCTTCAGCCTCATTCAGAAAGCCCGCTTCAACAAGGACTTCGAGATCTACATCGAGTTCATGAAGGAGCTCGGTCAAGCCAATGGCAGCACAGGCAACTACCTGTACGACTTCACCGGCTTCAACGCTGTGGTGATGAACTATCAGGAGTCCGTGAACGCCGAAGGTCTCACCGAGGTCAGCTATGACCTGATGTCCCGTGGCCGCCCCGTGTTTGGCCGTTATGACGCTGGCTCAACCGCTATCAACTTCGGTGCAGTCCAGTCGAGCCTGTTGTTCACGAACAACGCAACCGCATCGACAGGCAACCGCCGCTTCGCTGTTGTCCCCCTAGACAACGCAAGTGCTGTGGTGGCTACGAACAACCTCACGGTCACCTACACCTCCGACGGCACTGCCGCTCTGACCCAGCTGGCCCTCGGCCAGACGAATGGTACCGGCTTCCGCCTCGAGGTTGCTTCGACCGGTGTGGCTGTGCCTTGTGCCGTCACGCTCGCAAGCAACGTCGTCACGATCGACCCGTCTCCCACGTTGGGTGCTGGCATCATCTACCGCCTGAAGGTCGCCGATGGCGCGATCACTCAAGCGGTAGACGCCAGCGGTACTGCCTCCGCATCTGGCATCAAACGCCCCCTGCAAGGCTTTACCACCGAGTTCCGCACCGCGTAAGCGTCAGACTGTTGTCGAGCCAACCCTACGAGCCCCGCTTCTGCGGGGCTTTTTTGTCACCATGCACCACGACTTGCTTATAGACGCGATCAACAGCGTCTTCGCGGTCAACTGCCGGGTAGAAGGCACCACCCTGCACTGTGGCGCCCTGTACCTTGACCCCCTGATCCAGTCCCAGCATATACGCCTAGCGTATGAGGACGCTAATGTGAAGATCGAACTTCCACTTGAACTCCTCAACCAGTCAGCACCCTTTCGTGCGTGGTCTGTGGAGCTCCCAATTGTCGATGAGTAAGTACGCTTCGCTACTTTTCGCCCCGGACAAGTACCACGAGATCGGCCCCTTCCGCTTCCCGATCTACAACGATCTGGTCCCCGGGGAATCAAAGGGCATTGAGGAGATCAGCAGGAAACAATCCAAATCGACCTTCCGTTCCATCAAGCTCGCGCAACGGATCGCCAAGGACAAAGGTGTCAGCACCAAAGAAGCCCTGGAGATGCTGAGCAAAGCTGGGGACGACGAGAACCAAGACATCCTGTACGACTACGCCACCGACCTCGAGGAGTTGCAACGCGAGAACGTAGGGGCGACAGAGCAGCAAATCGCCTTTGTCACCCTGTTCATGCGCTACCGCGGCGAAGCAAAGCTGCCCCGCGCCAAGGACTGGACCAAGCTCGAGGATTGGACCGAGGCCGATACGGAGGCCATGCCCACCAAGGTGATGCAGGACATCTTCAGCCTGATCACCTGGGAGCGTGACGGCTGGCCCGAACCAGCGGGAAACGAGCCCGAGGCCGAACCGGAGTTCAGCCCACCCCCGAGCAAATCCTGAAGGACTGCGAGGGGTTGCTTCGCTCCCCTCTAACCGACTGGGATCAGATCTACGTCCGAGTGCGGTGCTCCCCCATGGGAGCCGACTACCCAGCCGAGCGCTTTTTGCGTACTCCCATCAGCACGTTGCGCTGGCTGCTCCGCCAAATCGACGATGCAGAACAAGCTAAGGCCAACCTGGCGTCGATCACGACGGCCAGATTGACCCAGTTAGTGGTCCAAGTCGCGCATGGCTTCTCCGGATCGAAACGGGCTGCACCCAAAATCAAACCAAACGAGTTTCTGCCGTTCCCGGACTGGAAACCAGCCTCAGCCGAGGTCGATGGCCCCGACCAACCGACCAAATTCATCCTTTCAGAGCTGATTCGGACTCGTCAGATACCTCTGCATGTGTTCGCGACACTGAACACTCCGGCGGAATAGCGGCCGTAGCATACGGATAACGAGTAGGGCCGGCAACAGTGGCTGATTTCAGAATCAATGTCACAGCCGAAACCCAGGCTGCCGAGCGGAAGCTTCAGGCAGTAGACAAGGCAGCGAACGAAGCAACTAGAAAACGAACACTAAATATCGATGTCGCGCAGATTGGGCGTGACTTTGGCAACATTGAAAAGAGCATTAAAGAAGCCGGCAATACAATCCAGACCTTCTATCGTGTCAGCAAGAATGTCCCCGGCATTGGCGACAAGGTTCAGCAATATGAAAACTTAGCCAAGAACGTAGCCGAAACCGCAAAGAACGCCCCAGCTTCAGCAGCAGCGCTTCGCGAGAACGCGAAAGCCGGCTCCATCCTTGCCAATTCCCTTGAGCTCGCAGGCTCGAAGGCCTCGGGCTTAGTCACGAATCTGGCCAAGATCGGGTTTGCAACCTTCGCCGTCAAGCAGGCAGTCGGAGTGCTGCAGGCAGCCTTTGGAGGCTTCTTCAACGAAACCATTGGTCGCGAGATCAAGCTCAGAGAGACCATC